GCAACGGATCCGCACAACATGAACTAGAATTTTTTTAGAGCTGGAATTTGTTCCGGCTCTTATTTTTTTGCATTCCAGGATCAAAATAGCGTCCTCATAGGACGTTTTTAGCGTGTTTTAATATGTGATATAGATTTATATAGCTTTACTCCATAGGAAGCAAATAAAGGCTTTTTATAGGCTTATAGAATAGGGTTTATAGCATGGATAATGTAATACTAACTTACGAAAATATAGAACTATATAAAAGTGAAATAGATATATTATGCAATGATTATATAAGTGAATTAAACGATGAAAATATGATATATAAAAGTACTGTTTTCTCTGGAATGTTAAATCATATTTATAATAATAAACTAAAATTCATTATTCCAGATACGTATAATAATAACTATGCTTTACTAGATGATATATTTCATAATGTCTATATTTATCTCTGCAGTAAATATAATATATGTCCATCTATTATTCAGTTTTGTGTGTTGTGTCATATAGATAGAACTACTATTGCTTATATACATAAAGGCGTATATAGTGACGGTTCTAAAGTAAAGAAAATTACCTTCGACACAATAGAAAAATGGTATAGCACTTGCGAAAGTATGTTACTCTCTAAGGCTCAAAATGAGAATAGTATAGGTTCCATCTTTGCATTAAAGGCAAACTATAAATACCGTGATAATGATAGTGTCCAGTTATTGCAGATAGACACTAGCAATATACCAGATGCATCTGCAATCATGGAAAAATACAGAGACGTAAAAAAACCAGAATTGATTGAATTTAATGACAATTAAAAAACCGTGTTTTACTGGTATAAAACAGCATATGAAACGTTGATATGATTGTTTATAGTTCTATTGTGTGAGATAGAAAAACAATAAGTACAGCGGTACTACAATAAATCCGGCTGAAAAGAATTGTATAATCTATTCTAGAAACGTATGTTTTCCGAATAGTTTCAAGAGCGAATGCAATCGGAACATGGGTTACCGTGGCGGGGGTTTACATAATTCCCAGGACGGGAGGGGTTGTGTATCCGACCATAGACCAGCAATTTATTATGTCCTACATAATACATATATATAATATTACACACACGTATAGCTACACAGTAATTATAAAATCATTATGAGAACAACAACAAGCAAGAAAGACAATATATTACGAATCCGAATAGACGAAGAGATGTATAAGCACTTAATACAATCGTCAAAGATAAGCGGAGTAACAATATCACAGTACATACGGGACTTAATAAACACGGATTACTACAAGCCGAAAAAATTTTAAAAATTAAAAAAGGAGTACTCACAGATGAGCAATGTCACATCAGACTCATATGAGATTTGGAAAGCGATAAGCGAGGCATATGAGGTCAGCGATCTTGGAAATGTAAGGAACAAGAAGACGGGGCGAGAACTCAAAACTCAAAACAAGCATGGGTATAGACGCATCAATCTTACCATTAACGGGAAAAGCAAAAATTGTTCCGTGCATCGCTTGGTCGCAGAAGCGTTTATACCAAACCCAGACAGCAAGCCGGAAGTCAATCATAAAGACGGAAATAAGTCGAACAACCGTGTTGACAACCTGGAGTGGGTAACGCCGGAAGAAAACTTCAAACATGCAGTTGAAAACGATCTTTACAAGAAAGGTGTTGAGAGAGCAAAGAAAAACGGTGGATCGAGCGGCTACAATCGAAAAGATAAACCAAAGGCGTACTTGAAAAAGGCAGAATGGATAAGCAAATTAGAGTACGAGCGTTTGATAAATGCGGCAGAGTCAAGAAACTGCACAGTGGGAGGACTGCTGGGCGCAATGGAAAAAGAGGTCGCAGAAGAAAAGAAACGTGCAGATTATTACGAGCAAAAATATCAAGCAGAAGCAGAAAAACATGCGGCATTAAAAACCAAAATGGACGATTTGTATAATTTCGATCTTTTGGGAAAGAAAATGAATTTCCTAACTGTTATTGGGAAAGGCCGGGGCAAGTGGGGGACAAGACTAATATGCCAATGCGATTGTGGACGTATAAAGCTAATTGGTCAGCAGTTTTGGGAACAGGGGAAAGTTAAAAGTTGCGGATGCAAAAGAGAAGAACTTCTGGTGGCTGCTGGACGAGCGGACGAGAAGAAACAAGATTGGCTATACTCATTATGGAATAGGAATCATAGAAAGCCGGAATGGTTTCCGGGATGGAAAGAGTACGATGCGTTTTACGAGTGGTCATATTCTACAGGGTATGGGTTCGGCAAACATCTTCACAGAATGAATACAGACATGGCGTTTTCGCCGGACAACTGTATCTGGAAAGAAAAAACGCAACGTGTGTGCAAAAAGCAATATAAGTCAAAAGCTACATTCCCTTGCAACGGCGAAGAATTGTACGTGGCGCAAGCTGCGAAAAAGTACGACTTATCCGAAACGTTTTTAAGGTATAGGATGTCTCGTGGCATGAGTTTAGAAGAAGCCGTGAATACGCCGAAGTGTAGTAATGGGCGCAAAAAGAATGTATTGAGAACGGCGTAAAAAAATTTTTCAAAACAACAAAAAAGGGAATAAACACATATGGAGTCAAATAAACTTCATGAGATAAGCATAATAGACAGAAAGATATTCATTGACGGAAGCAGTATAAATGGAATCAAGAATATCGAAGTAGATATAGGTGTACACAGTACGCCTACAGTAGAGATAGAAGTAGTGCCGAACCGATTAGAGCTGGAGATTTTAGCGAAGTTAGACATCAAGCCGGAGTTAACGGACATCTATGATGCGATAAAGTGCATACGGATCTACATGATACTGGATCACGAATTCAAGAAAGCGGTAATAGCGTCAGCGAAATCGGTAATAGACGAGATCCGCAATGCGAACAGGACGGACGTAGTTAACGATTACGAGATGGCATCGAGGATAGTAGAGCGGATATTCATGGGAGAGCGGAAATGACGATACTGCCGATAAAGATCATCGAGACGGTGTTACTGACGCTGACAGGACTGATAATGGCATATGCGCTGTACATAACGGCCCAGACGGTCTACGAAGACGAAGACGGAGAAGAGATAGACGGAGGCAGTCCGATGACGGAGTTTGCGTTATTTGTCGGGATACTGACGCAGATAATCGGAGTGATACTCATCTGGGAATAAAGCTAATAAGGGGTTACCTGTTACCTGTTTCTTTTTTTACTTTCTCCTTTTAAGGCTGCACTGTAGTTTAACTGGATAAAATATCGCCGTTGGCGATGATATGGGTTCGAATCCCATCGGTGCATAAAGCCGTTTAGCCAAGCGGTAAGGCACGGCACTTTGACTGCCGGATTCTCTGGTTCGATTCCAGAAACGGCTGTTAAAAAATTTCAAAAAAACAAAAAAGGGGGTCTACGGCATGAAATACCTTATCCACTCCTGTCCGAAACGGTCATGGTATGTGAACGAACACATGATACCGCTCATGAGAGCGCAAGGGATCCAGAAGAAAGACATCAAGGTATGGAAAGACGCAGACGGAATTGGCAATCTAGCGTCTTTCGTTGCGTCATGCGAGTGGGTTGGCAAGAACTGGCCTCTGGACGAATCAACGTGGCATCTCCAGGACGATGTAGTAGTGAGCAAGCGATTTTCGGAGGAGGCTGAAAAGCCAAACATAGGATTCAAGAACGGATTCTGCAACGAGATATTTGACGGAGAGCGCACCAACTACATTGGCAGCACGACAGTAAACGGCATGTGGTTCTCGTTCCAGTGCATCCTCATTCCGAACTGGGTCGCTGCGGATTTTGCAAAATGGTTCAGAGAGGAATGTATCCCACAGGGATTGTACCCGGAGTATGTATCAACAGGGAAATGCGATGACAGCTTATTTCGGGAATGGTCGATGGAACACATTGATCTTCCGGCACTGAACGTATACCCGAACATAGCGGACCACATCGACTACCTTATCGGTGGAACGGTGATAAACAAGCAGCGCATAGGTGAAAAGCGTACCGCTTACTGGCGAGACAAGGACCTTGATGACGCAGTCCAGGAACTGAAAGAAAGGCTTAAAAAGATATGATGATCTTGCACAAAGACGGCAAAGGCATGACGAACAGTGACAACATGACCAGGATGGCTGTAAACGGTCTGTATGTAACGGCATACATGGTTGACGGCTCCAACCACAGCATAGGCCGATACGAGACAGAAGACGATGCGAAGAAAGCATTCGACCTTGTCCAGCTGCACCTCAAAAAGTCATGAAAGTCGAGGAATACAAAGAGCTTTTCAGCAAGATCATCCATGATGACATGGAAAACAAGCAGAACATCAAGGACGTTCACGATCTGCTGGTAAGTTTCCGTGATGAACACGGTTTTGAAGACAAGTCGAACCGTGATTACTGCATGAAAGTCAGCAAGTACGCCCACAACATGGCGATATACGTTGCCGGACAGACAGGAAGCGCAGACCACTACGAGTTATACTGGAGGCTGCTGTTGGTGGAGGCTCCGTGGCTGTTTGAGTCATACCTGTACTACATGGAGCGCAAACGTGACGAAAAGCGCAAATTCTACACGCCCAGGGAGAAGACGCTGCACGTACTGACGGACGAACTGCAAAAGCTGGAAGACGGAGAATACGATTTTCTTGGCGTAAGTCTTCCACCACGAACAGGCAAAAGCACGGACTGCATCTTTTTTCTGTCATGGATCATGGGGAAGCGACCGAACAGCCACAATGCCATGTCGGGGCATTCCGGCATCCTTGCGGACGGTTTCTACGGAGAGATCCTCAATCTGGTAGACACGGAAGAGTACACATTTCACGAGATATTTCCGCATGTCCAGACGCAAAAAAAATCAGCGGACAAAAAAGAGATAAATCTGGACAAGCCGGACCGATTCTCCACGCTTACATGCCGGGGCATAGACGGAACATGGACAGGTGCTGTGGACATATCCTCTGACGGCTATCTGTATGTCGATGACCTTGTCCGGGACCGCATGGAATCGCTTAGTCCGTCACGTTTGGAGAACCGATACCAGGATTACTTGAACGTACTGGTAGACAGAAAGAACGAAGGCTCCAGAGAGTTGATGGTCGGCACACGATGGAACGTTCTGGACCCACTTGGGCGAGTGGAACACGACAAGCGCAACAATCCACGATACAAATTCATCAAGATCCCGGCACTGGACGAGAATGGCGAGTCCAATTTCGACTACAAGTACGGAGTCGGGTTTTCCACGGAGCATTTTCTGGAGATCAAATCGAGGCTGGACGCTAATGAGTGGGAGGCCAAGTACCAGCAGCGTCCGTTCATCCGTGAAGGTCTTCTGTTCCCTGTTGACGAACTACGCACATATAACGGAGTGCTGCCGGAGGGTGACAGCCGTGTCGTTGCTGCGGTTGACGTAGCGTGGGGAGGTGGAGACAGCCTGTCGATGCCGATAGGCAGAGAGTTCGACAATGGCGATATCTACATCTTCGCATGGGTATTCAACAAGGGCAAGAAAGAAGAGACGCTTCCGCTGGTGACTGGGCAGATAATGAACAACGAGATCCGTCAGATCCGTTTTGAGGGCAATACTGGCGGTGACCTGTACGCTCAGTACGTAAGCGAACGCTTACAGGAGCATAAATACAAATGCAGCTGTACGTCACGCAAGGCCCCGACACGAATCTCCAAGATGGAGAAGATCATTGCCTATTCTGGAGATATCAAGCGCAGATTCATCTTCCTGGACGAGGAGCATCGTGACCAGGAGTACCGTGAGGCAATGGACGAGCTTTGCATGTTCGTAACTATCGGGAACAACGAGCATGACGATGCTGCGGACGGTCTGACACAGCTGATGATGTTTGTTGACGGTGACGGTTTGGCACGGACCATGATATTCAAGAGTCCGTTTTGAGGTTAGGCATGGGGACGAATTATAGGGCGAAAATAAGCAAGAAAAATAAATATTGGATTAGCAAGCACAGATTTTATGAAGTTTCGCATCACTGCATGCAATACAAAGAATGGATTGATGAGTATAACGCTTTGGCATCGGCTGGGATAAAGGGCGTAGAGTATGATGGGATGCCACACGGCACGGATATTAGCAAGCCAACGGAAAAATCTGCGATTCGGATGACGGAGTTGAAAAGGAAAATTGATACTGTTGAGCAAACGGCTATAGATACGGACAGGGTGCTTGCGGAATATATATTAAATGCGGTTACGAATGAGGATGTTACGTTTAATTACCTTAAACTGGTTATGAAGATGCCTTGCGAGAAAGATATGTATTATGACCGTAGACGTAAATTTTATTGGCTGATGAGCCAGAGGATATGATTATGGGCAGTATTGCATGGGCGAAAGAAGACGGAATACGCAGCGATGGTAAAGCATTTTATCCAAACTGCATTATTTGTGGTGAAGAGGTCAGGACTACGGTCTACAGCAGAAAGATGACTTATATCTGCGAAGATTGCAAGAAAATAATCCGTGAGCTAAAAAGGGAGAGGCAAGAGAAAAAAGAGGATGACTTACGCACCAAGGGCGAGAAACGATTTGATTCCGCATTGAAAAAACTAGAAAAGCAAGGCATAGACGAAACATGGGACAATGCAATAGAGATTGCGAGAACAGCATTGGCTAAATACGAAACCATACCAGAGGTGATAATGGCAATAGGGTTGCTTCGCACAAAACACAAAATCATTCCGCAACAAAAGGTGGGAAATTTAAGAGCAGATTTTGTTATCCCATCCATGAAACGTGCTGTGGAAGTTGATGGGGAAATATATCACTTGAAATATAGCAGAGAAGAGGAGAGAGATCTTAGGATGGCTAGCATGTTGGGAAAGGGATGGGATGTAGTTCATGTCCCGGCAACAATGGTTGAGGATGATGTTTTGTACGCTATAGCGTTTTTTTGTTGACAAACAAAAACCAACCGTAATCAGGTGACAATAGCACAAGATATTATGGTAACCAGAAAAGTGTAACTGTTCACCGTCCTATGGGGCGGTGTTTTTCATGGAGAAAACCGATGAGAATGCTCAACCTCAAAGGCAGAAAGAGAATATACACGGATGAGAAAGCCATAGACGAATCGAACCTTATCAAGGTCCTTCGCAGTTCGTACACGGCTCATCAGCAGAACATGCGTGAGATAGACTACCTGTTTGACTACGAGCTTGGCTTTCAGCCTCTTCCGAGAGAGAAAAAGATTAGGCCGGACATCGATATCCAGATATCCGAGAACGCTGCCAACTTCGTGACCGACTTCAAGAAGGGGTATTTCTGGGGCATTCCTCCTGTAATGATCCAGCACGGTGACAAGGAGGCTCACGGAACGAACCCGATGTCCGATGATACTGGTATAGCTGCACTGAACGAGATGATGCTTAATGGTCTGGACATTGCGTACCAGAACCAGATCCTTGGCGATTATGTGGAAAAATGCGGTATAGGACATCGCCTCATAGACGTAAAGACCGAGTTTGATACCGTTGATGATCCGCACAACCTGGTAAACGTCAATGCGCTTGATTCCAGATACGCTTTTTGCGTGTACAACAATGGAGTAGGCCAGGAAAAAGTGATGGGCGTTACCTTCACCAAGACGCTTTCGGGCAAGCTCCTGTTTACGTGCTACACGAAAGACGCAAGGTACGAAGTAGCCGGATGGAAGATTCAAAACCCGGAGATAGAAAAGCAGATCAATCCGCTTGGCATGATACCCATCGTGGAGTTCAACCGTGCCATAGACAGGACAGGCTGTTTCGAACGGCACATCGACTACATGGACGGTCTGAACGTGCTTCTTTCCGACTTCGCCAACAGCGTTGCCCAGGACACACAGCAGATATGGTGGGGCGATAACGTTGATTTTGAAGTGGACGAAGCGACAGGAGAGGCTATCAAACCGCAAAGCGGTGACTGGCTGCTGACACACTCGCCGGAGAACAGAAAAGCGTCCGTACAGGCATTGGCAAGCGGAATGGACGGTTCCAGCACACTGAATGCCATCGCATTCGAATGGGACAGGATCTTGCAGAAATGCCACGTACCTGTTCAACAGGAATCTTCCGGCGGTTCAACTGGAACGGCAACGTCTATGGCCTCCGGCTGGCAAGCAGCTGAAGTTGATGCGCTGCGTGAAGAGGGCGTGATAGTCCGTGGTTTGAAAGAGGAGCTTCGCCTCATCCTAAAAGCGGTACAGCTGGTCCCGACATCGGTACTTCCGGCAAACTCTCCGCTGCGTAAGATCCACGCACAGGATGTGGACTTCCACTTCAACCGTAACAAGAACTATGACCTGTCCATCAAGGCGAACACGCTTGCCACGTTGATAAATGCCGGAATCCAGGGCAGACATGCGATAAAGATCTCTGAAATCACGGCAGATACGGAAAGCGTATGGCTGGATTCACAGGAAATCATCACGAAGAAGCAGAAAAAGATGTTCGAAGAGGTCACGACATCGCAATCGTCCTCATCTTCAGAAAAAGAGGCTACTGGTGATTCAAACACTGGAGAAGGAAGAATACTTCAAGATGCAAGTGATCAAATAGGCAATTCTCCGTTTATTGGGGGAAAAACATTCACATAAATAAGCAATATATGGCAAGGATAGTGATTGCAACACGAAAGCGGTAAGCCTTAACCGTTTCCTTGCCATTTGTTTTTAAGGAGATTACGAAAGGTGGTAATCATGGGAAAGCGAATTGATTTAACTGGGAAGACGATAAATGGAGTTTATGTTAAAGACTTTGCATATGCAGGTGGTGGAAAGTCACAAAAAGCATATTGGAATTGCACGTGTCCGTGTGGAAATGAGTTTATTGCAGAGTCATATAAATTGAGGACTGGGTATACAAGGAGTTGCGGATGTCTCAGGGCAGAAACGCTTAGGAAAAGAGCAACTACACACGGAACAACGGCTGGCGGTCAGAAGAACCGATTATATTTCGTATGGAAAAGCATGAGAATGCGGTGCAACTGCAAAAGCAACAAAGCATACAAAAATTACGGCGGTAGAGGAATTAAAGTTTGCGATGAGTGGAATGACTATTTAGTTTTTAAGTTGTGGTCATTGAATAATGGATATACGGACGATTTAACGATAGAAAGAATAGATATAAATAAGGGATATTCACCAGATAATTGCAAATGGATTCCGTTAAAAGACCAATGCCTTAATAAACAAAATACGATTTGGGTTGATTATAAGGGGCAACGCAAACCGCTTAAAGTTTGGTGCGATGAACTCGGGCTGAAATATGAAAAAATTACACAAAGGTTAAAACCATTAGGATGGAGTGTAGAACGTGCATTTGAAACTCCTTGAGGTATAAACATGGCTTTCGGATGTGTTACGTTCGATGAATTGAATCAACTTGTAGGCATGAAGCGTTCTATGCCTTTTGACGAATACTTCGCTCCCATGAAGATATCCGATGAGCAGAAACGTGACAGGATCCGTCTTGCCGAGAGCCTGGAAGAGGAATTCATCTACATGATGTCATACATGTTCTACGCATATCCCGACATCACGGTGGATATGGTAAACGAACTGCGTGACAGGTACATGGATGTCCTCATTGATCTTGGCATAGCCTACAGCGTATATGACGAGCTTCAGCGACAGGCAGACAAGTTTGCCGTGGAAGTGATAGAGGCCACGCAGAGGCATAAGGATGACCCATATTACTACAGCGAGGACAGGGCAAGGCTGTGTGCGGAGGACCAGAGCAATTTCGTTTACGACATCAAAGAATACGGTGACGCTCTGGAACAGGGATACACGCACAAGACCTGGGAAACCGTAGGCGATAATCGTGTACGAGCCTCGCACGTAGAGATCGAGGGAACAACGACACCGCTTGAGGAACCGTTCGTGCTTTGGGGAGGCATGATGATGCATCCGCATGACGATTCCCTTGGAGTGGATGAGAGTGAACTGGTTGCATGTCGATGCAGTCTGTCATTCAGCAAAGGTGAATAGCATGGCGAGTTACGATTACGGCAAAAAGGAAGTGTGTCAGTGGATAAGGGACAACATACCACATGACGCATCAATACTTGACGTTGGGGCGTGTGACGGAAAGTGGAGAAAACTGCTGCCCGATTATCCGAACATGGATGCCGTGGAGGTATACTACGAGAACTATTGCCGTGTGCAAGGAATGTACAGAGAAGCGTTTTACAAGGACATAAGGGAGTTCCATTACGACTATTACGACCTTGTCATCCTTGGCGATGTAATAGAACATCTGAGCATAGAACAGGCGCAGCATGTACTCGGATATGCGAGAAATCATGCGGATACCGTGCTTGTAAGCGTACCGTACCTATACGAACAGGGTATGGCTTATGGGAATCCGTATGAGATACACTTCCAGGATGATTTAACGCCGGAACTGTTTAAAGAGCGATATCCAGACTTTGAGGTTTTATTCAGAGCAGCGGATGATTACTGCTATTACATATATCGCAATGAGCAGCCTTAATAGGTTGCTTTTTTAATACAAAACATGCGCTAGAGAAAGCGCAAAACAAGTTTCACGGACGGACAGAGAAGTCCGGCAAATAATCACAGGGTCAGCACAGACCAAAAAAGCAGAAAGAGGTTAATATTATGAGGTTTACTGACGCACGAAGGATCTTTGGCAGAGCAAGATTTATGGCTGAACCAGCTGGAGAGGGAAGCAATGGCATTGGTGATGACCAAGGTGCTGGCGGTGCTTCTGGCGATGGCGGAAACGATCCATCGATTGACGAGTTGAAACTTCAGCTTGCAAAAGCGCAAGCGGATTTGGAACGGCAAAAACACGCAAACGACAAGCTATCTAAGAATAACAAGGAATTAACTGACCAGGCTCGTAAGTACATGTCCGATGAGCAGAAAGCTGCTGCTGACAAAGAAGAGCGTGACAAGGAACTGGAAGCACTGAAGAAAGAGGTCCGTGTCACTAAGTACAGTAAACGGCTCGTTGGAATAGGCATGACAGAGTCTGAAGCGGACGAACTTGCCAATGAGATCCCGGAGATGGAAAGTCCAGATGTGTTTTTTGACAAACTGGGCAAATTCATTGAGGGAATAAAGAAAACAGCTGGCGAGGATGCGGTTCAGAAACTTCTTAAAGACCGTCCCGGTATCAATGCCGGAAACGGTGACGGAGCCGGAAATTCCGTTGCGGAGGAGAAAGCGAAAGCAATCGCAAAGCGCAGAGTGGGCATGTCTGGTTCTGAAAATAAGGCAACAGATTACTACAAAATAGGTTAATTAAATGGAGGTAATTGTAATGGCAAGAGGCGATATGGCTGTCACCAAAGTTGATATTGGTGGTGCGGTTGAAATCCTCAACCGAAAAGAATTTGAGGGTGTGTCCATGACCATTGATTTCACAAATGTCGATGCTAATTTAGCTGGTGAATATGTGGTCAAGGCTGGCACTCCGATCAATGGTTCCGGCGTACCTGTAAGTTCTACTCCGTGGACTGGTACTGTCGGCATCCTTCTGCATGATGTTTACAAAGAAAGACCGCAAGGAACGATCCTTACCGAAGCGTATGTCCATACTACCAGGGCAGCTGCCAATTCTGGTCTGACATATGACGCTGCGCTTGTTACTGCGCTGAATGCAGCCGGATGCAGAATCCGCTTTGAGGAACCGTTTGTTCTGCCGTCTTCTGGTGGCACGACAACTTGATGGTACACCGACTGAACGATAAAGAGGTTTAGCCGTTAACCCCTAACAGTTATGGGGTAGAAAGGACGATAAATGAGAATTCAAGACATCTTTAACGCCAAAGCGGTGGCTTACAACCGTACCGAGGTTGAGAGCAATAAGATTCCGTTCCTTGGCGAACAGTTTTTCCCGAACAAGAAAATCATGGGCCTGGATCTGAAGTGGATTAAAGCTCATAAAGGTCTGAATGTTGAACTTGCACCGAGCAACTTTGATGCGCTGGCAACGATCCGTCCGAGACAGGGATTCAGCGTGGTGAACAATGAAATGCCGTTGTTCCGTGAATCCATGCAGATCAAAGAGCGTGACATGATGGAGATCATCCGCATTCAGTCTTCCGATGATCCGTATGCAGACGCTGTTTTGTCCGACATCTATGATGATACAAACATCCTCCTGGATGCTGCCGACATTGCCGTAGAGCGTATGCGTATGCAGCTTCTGGCTCCTGCTAGCGGTGACATGAAGATCACAATCGGCACAAAGGACAATACCATCTATGCGTACAATTACGATGCCGATGGAGCCTGGAAAGCCACGAACTACATGGCTATTACCAGCGATACCGACAAGTGGACAGCTTCTACAGCAAAACCGCTGACAGACCTTATCAATGCCAAGAAAGCACTGGCAGCCAAAGGCTATACCGCAGCGTATGCTCTGATGAACAGCACGACATTCGACTATCTGGTATCCGTAACTCAGATTGCCAACGCTCTGATTACCATCTCTGGACAGGCTGTTTCCTACATCGATGATGCGACAGTTGCCGAAGTATTCCGCAGAAAGACTGGCCTTACTCCTGTTATCTATGACAAGCAGTACATGAGCCTTGCCGGAAGCGCAACGAATTACTATCCCGACAACTATGTAACCGTTATCGGTGCTGAGACTGTCGGACAAACCTGTTTCGGGACCTCTCCAGAAGAAAGAACACTTCTGGGCGATGCCAAAGCTGATGTCGCTGTTCTGGACCGTGGAGTTGCAATCGCTGTTCAGACCACATACGGACCGCCTGTTGCAACTGCGACAACTGTTTCCCAGGTAGTGCTGCCGTCTTATGAACTGATGGATGCCGTTTATGTCATCAAGGTGGCGTAAATGAAATACAATCACATGGTCAAGTTTAACGGCGAGTATTATCCGGCTGGGGCAGAAGTCCCAGTGGAAGGAAAAGTCGAAAAGAAAGCGGAAGAGCCTAAAAAACCTTCCGCTTTACTTGACGATGAAGAGGAAGCCGTTCCAAAGAAAAAGCCGGGAAGACCGCCGAGGAATAAGGAGTAAATGCCATGAAGACAAGAGATGATCTGATTAATTCGCTGATTGAATATGCTGCGGATGACTACGATTCTGGGCAGATATCTTTTGTCGAAGATTGTGTTGACAGTGCCATCTATGAGGTATGTAACCGTATGTATCCGTGGGATATGAGCGATGCGAAATATTCTGCCATAAAGAAAAGAGCGTTACAGAGATACATCTGGCAGATAAAGCGTATCGCAGAATTCCATTATGATAAACAGGGGAAAGAGGGCGTAACTACGTTCTACGAATCTGGGCAAACGACCAGTTACGAGTCTGGCGGTACGCCAAGCCAGTACTTTGACGGCATTGTTACGATGGCGAAAGTTATTTAAAAAGACGGTGCATGTCATGGTCGCTGCTCCACCCGGCTGTGACGTAGGGGTATTTATAAGGTGGTAGGGTAAAAATACAGTCTTCGAGGTGTGGGCAAATGAGAAATGCAACACGCAGAAAACAGGACGTATGGTTTGTCTCTCGTGAAAAAGATGACAGCGATATGGTTCCTCATTACGTCTACGGCAAGCCGGAGAAACACAGATTTTCCGTTTCATCCACGTCTGGCACGCCAGCGGAAATGAACTTCGGCATACTGCCAACATATGACAGATATATGATCTCCTATGACAGGAAATTCCATCCGACAGAGGGCATGTATCTGTATGTTGATAAAGTGCCGGAACTGGACGTTGATGGGGAACTTGTGCTGGATGCAAACAACGAGCCAACCGTAAAGTCGGATTACATACTCGATAGAATTTACGATACTCAAAAAGGTGTCCTTGCCAGATATGGTATTCGAAAAGTTAGCGATAAGGACTGAGTAGAGATGGAAATCAATGTTGAGTTATCCGTAAAATCTATAGATAAGGCAATCCAGCAGATAGAACAATATGAGCGAGCGTTCGCATCGAAGCTAAGAAGATTCATCGAAAGACTTGGAGAAATTGGAATACAGGTCATTGACGAGAACATGGCTCAAATCCAGGGTGATTCAAACCCGGAACACTACGCTTATATAAAACTCAATTCGTATGAATTATACGCAGAGGGTACGCTTGTACTGCAAGGAAGAGCTATAGCGTTTATCGAGTTTGGTGCTGGCGTACACTATAACGGTGCTGCCGGAACAGCAGCCTATGACTGGGCAGCGGAGCAAGGATATACGATAGGATCGTATGGAATGGGACTAGGCACACACGATTGGTGGTTCTATCGAGCGGAAACTGGAGAATCAAAAAGGTCATATGGTACAAAGGCTCAGATGCCTATGTATAAAGCGGACCAGAAGATCCTTGAGCAGATCCGTACAGTTGCGAATGAAGTATTTAGGAGTTAGTCATGGCAGATGTAGTTACGTTTGACCAAAACAAAGTATATAGGGCATGGAGGCAATATCTGCTGGACCATTCAGACGCAAAGTACTTTGGCGTTGTGAATGACAAGTCAGTGGCAAGGTTTCCATACTCCAATCTTATGATGACAGGAAGACCGACAAATGTAACGGACCTGGAGAACCATGAGATAACGGTTGATCTCACGTACCAGACAGACAGTTATACCGACTCCAATGATATTTCCATCCTGTATGGAATCGATGATGCGTGTTGGGAATTCTTCCAGGAACTTGGTTTTCGTAGGATGGGTGATTCTATGGTGGCCGAGATTAGTAACAGTAACGTGAAGCGCATTACAAGCCGTTTCACTTTGAGAAACTTCAACGGACGATTCTTGAAGGAATTATAAAAACAAACAGATCGGGTATTCGAATCGGATGAATATTCGTTGACCGTCAGCAAATAGACGGTAGAAAGGAGCGTGTAGAATGGCACGACTTACAACCCTTGGTGTCACCTTCGGTTATGGCATCGAGACAACTGCTGGTCAGAAGCCAGCGACATGGACGCAGCTTGAAGAAGCCTCCAGTATTGGTGGTATCAACCTGGACACGGAACAGATTGATGTTTCGGCACTTGAGGATTGACGAAATAGTCCTCGTAAAACGATGTGAACATTACCAATGGTGTGTACGGATAAGAACCAATAACCGTATGCTAACGGCAAAACTCCAGAACGGACAATGCCGTGCGAAGCACAACAGTGTTGTGAACGTGTAACGACTATCCCTGATGAATGTAAGGGAGTAGGGTGTCTATTGGTACGGCACTCGAAGCGCATCGCTATACAGTATGTATAGATGAAATAGTCTATTCCTCATAGGGATATGAGGTATTTAAGTATATCACACAGTACGCTGCTGGCAGACAGGACACTGGTGGTACGTGGGAAATCGAATTCATCATGGATCCTCAGAAATCCGTCTCTCAGATCAAAACGCTGTATACGGCATCCGCAACTGCGAGAGCTGCTGGTAAAGCCACATGGTTCCAGGTACAGTTCCCGGATATGAGCGATGCTTTCTTCGTAATCGCTGAGTGCGGACGTGAAATTCCGATGCCGGAAATTGGCCAGAATGAGGCTGCTACCATGAGCATTTCTCTTATCATTGCCGAGTACAAGGGACTTGATTCAAAGGTCGCATGGTCTTCTTCTGGTGGAACGACCTAACTTGATTTTTGAACGAAAGGTGGAGCAAAGATGTATATCTTCAAGGTAAATGGCAAAAAATACAAGATACAGTTCAATTACCGTGCGCTGATGACAACAGATGTTATAGACAAGCTGGTCGATGTAGGGGATATGTCGCAGAAAAGCAATCCGGCAAAAATGCTCAAGGGCGTTATCGGGTTGACGGCAGAAATGCTTCTCGCTGGATTACAGACGAATCACAAGGATGAATTCGGGTATGATTCTGAAGAAGAGAAGAACGAGCGTATCCTGGATGTTCTCGACTTGATGGACGCATTTGAGGAAGAGAATACGGACGAGGACGGAAACTGCTCTGTAGATGCTTTTACATTGTTTTCCAAACTGCAAAATGAATTGGAGAGCGTCCATTTTTTATCAGCGATGACGAAGGGAACTCGTCAAGCAGCAGCGGATCTAAACGCAACGGTAGTTCCGATGGATCATCAAGCGAAAAAGAGAAAAGCTGGAGAGAAGAAGTAAGGAATAAAACTCTTCCGCTTTTTTTGTCCTTTGGACTTAGCAGAGATGAATTTCTTGATTCCACGCCTATAGACATCGAGTGTTATGTAGAGGCTGAAAGAATTCGTCAGAAACGCAGAGACAATGAGTTTTGGCACATGGGCATGTACAACATGTCTGCATTCAGTGTGGCATTGTCAAAAGCACTTTTCGGACGGAAATCTCATGCGGAATACACTAAGAAACCGATATATGAAGAAGTGGAACTGGAAAAGCCGGATGAAGAACTAACAGAAGAAGAGAAAGAGAGAGGAAGAAGGAATCTGCTTATGTCACTACAGATAATGCAGACGAACTTCGAATTAAATCACAGTGGGGGAGATGAATAAGTCTTCCCCACTTTTTCCATATAGGGGGAAATCCGTATGGCAAACAA